GGCTCGGCAGGAATCAAGAAATCCTCGACCTTCACCTGTTTCGGTTGCGCCACCCACCCACGGCGACATTCCGCAGCGATCTGAGCCAGGTAGAAGTCGAGTTTGGTGGTTCGACTCTCTTCGAACTGGAGGTATTCAAGCCAGCCGAGGAATTCCGTGAAAGTGATCCTCTCACGCAACTCTCCGACTGGGATCCCTAGGTGAGAAGCGACCCGATACCAGGCCAGCTCCTCACCCTCTAGACGTTTTTTGGAGGGGAAGCGTTGAGCCGATTCAGGTCCTGGGCGATATCGAAAAGTGATTGGACCACTGAGGCGGGCCATTGCTGAATCTCCTCCACCGGGACGCGCTGGCCGTCTCGGTACAGACAGAATCCTAAGAGTTCGGACTGGAGCCCGACAACATCCTTCATCTGTGTCAGCCGACCATCTGGCCCGATCTCCATCCGCTTGGTGAGGCGGTCCAGGTAACGGTCTCGATCGGCAGCCGTCATCTCGCGGATGGTGTAGAGGACCTCTTTCCCGTCCTGCTCAATGGTAACTTCCTCTTGTTTGAAAGAGAGACTCAGTTTCATGGCTTAGCTCGACGGAGTGAAGACAGGCGCCGTCTCAACACCCGAATTGTTGACCAGCGTCGGGCGGATTGTGATTGTCGCCGTCGGCTGTTCCCCTTCCGTGAATCGTCCCGGCGTGAACTCGGCGAGGTACCCGAAGAACTGGAGAGTCGAGTTGTCCGGGAACGTGACGGTGATCTGCTGGTTGACATTCAGCTGAGACTGAATGCTGGAGAGTGCCTCGGTAGCGAAAGCCACCACCGCAGACACCTGTGTCAACGACTTCAGCTTCCGCGGAGCTGCCGTACGCCAAGTGGTGTTGCGCATCGTGGTGGTATCGATGGCATCACCACCCGACCAACCTGGAGGTGTAACCTCCTTCTCGTAGATTTTGACTGTAGGGATGTTCGCCAACGTGATTATCGTTGCGAACCCGTCATCCATTCGAACACTGCTAGGCATTGTTCATCCTCCTTTATCAGGTCTTTCGAAGCGTCAGCACCATGCTCAACCGGAACAAGTGCCTCCGGCTCCGGTCTTGTTCTTCAATCCCAAGTGCGATCACAGTGCTCGTCCTCGAAATGTTGGTTACAATGTACTGGTCAGACGAGGTTGGAGCAACCAGAACATTGCGAACTCCATCGAACGCCTTGGCGATCGCTTCAGCTTTGGCGAAAGTCTCAGAATAGAGTTGGCCTCTCACCAGGACGGTCACTCCGGGGTGCTCAATCTGCTCCCCACTGGACATGATCCTCCCATCTTGCCTCCCATCATCATCGTAGATGGCGATGACTTGATCCGGGCTATCCGGCATGAAGCTGATGTAGGCCGGCCAAGCTGGCCCGGTAAGCCCTAGATCTCCGAGGAGCTGATAGATGATTTCGGCAGGGGAACTCACGGTTTGTTCATCTCAGCAATGATGATCTGAATGATGTCCCGTCGCTTCTCATTCACTACGTTCTCCAAGAATCGCGCCTCTGCTCTCCCTTGAGGGTCCCAGTACCGGCCCTTGTGTGGGGGTGAAGGACGACGAGGCTGACCTTTCAGCTTCATCAGAACCTTCTCGTGCACCCAGAGGGCATAGGGAGCCGTATAGCCAACGACTACGTCAGTCCGATTCCCCGATTGGAAGGCTCGTGTGAAGGCGGATGCCTTGAGAACACCAAACTCCACCGGGACTCGCTTCTGGCTCTCGCGCTGAATGAACAGACCTGCCTTCTTCAAGGCCCGAGCCAGCTTCTGTTCATTCCCTTGGATCTGTTTTCCAAGGTTGAAAACGATCTCCTTGACCCCTTGAATTTGGTGAACGACAATCACAGGTAGGCAGTGTAGAGAGTTTCCGTTGCCTTCAGATTCGGCAGTTGAGTGAACTGACGAATCTCAAAGGTATCATTCAGCAGGAGCGGGTCGTTTGGGGTGGTCGAATCCAATTCCCCTAACCGTAGACGATCACCTACAGTCATCGGACGATCGACATAAACTACCGCCCGAGAGACCAGCCTCTCCCCCCTAGGAGAGAGAAATTCACGGGCATCCTCTTCCCACCGGCAGTCCACCTCTACCGGAGGAGCGAACGTCGGACGTCCATAGCGATCAGGTGGGAGTCTCTTCCACCAAACCGCCTTCTGCCTCCGCATCTTGGTGATAATGCCCATCGAGCATTGCCCAGAAGGTGTCGAAATCTATTCGAGGGAAGACGAACAGCCTTGAAGATCCATCAGTAACGTTAAAGATGTCCACCTTCCCTTTCAGTCCCTCCGCCACCGTCCTGAACCCTATCTGAAATCGGTCGAAGGATTCTTCCGGGATCGTGTTCGGGTTGAAGTCGTGCCAGTGTGAACGACCTCTCTGATTGGTGAGATCGAACCCCAATAGGAAGATTCGAGAAGCCCCCATCGTATAGGCGAGATTGATGGAAGCTGCCCCAGAATTGTGATTCCACCCCAACACCGGACCCTCTCCAATGCCGTTCAGCAGCCGGTCCATCTTGTACAGATTGGGGATCTTCCAATCGAACAGTGTCGGTGAATTCGTTACGAAAGTGACTGGAGAAGCAACTGCTTCGTCTCGAATCCGAATCCACCATCCGGCATCCCCAAAGAAATTGAGCTTGACGATCTCAGGTCCTAACCGGAAAGCATCGTTGATGCCAATGACATTCCGACCTTTGAGCCGCTCGAAAGGAAACCCCTTCAGAGAAGGTCCGCCTCCAATCAGGATGGCATCTTGGCCCTTCCAGATACCAGTCGGATCCCAGAAATTAACGGTTGACATCACCTCGATCCTCTTCTCGGCCTAACCAGAAAGCTCCCCGTTGCACTCTCCCAGCCTCGGAAAGGAGGCGCAACGTCCCCGTGGTATCCAAGACGATAGCCATCTGGCCATAGTGGGAGAGCGACAGATTGAGATCGACTTTCGACTGGTAGGTCACACCCACGGATCCGGCCTTCTCAGTCTCCGCCCGCGGGTCACGCATGGCGTAGAAGTGGGCCGCCAGCCACCTCTCAATCAGTTCCAACCGCTCCGGTGTTAGGTTCGACTTCGGATTTCGCTCGATCTCGTCTACCAACACCGAAGCGGACAGGATGAACGGGTCGAGGTTGATCCTGGGATCAACCTCAATAATCTCAGAAACCAGTGTAGGGTTGGTTCTGATCACGGTTTATCCCAGTCTTCCTCATTGAGAGGAATCACTGGTTTACGACCAGGTCTCTTGAGAGGCTTGGCTTCAGGAGCCGACTCCGACTTCGGTTCAGGTTCATTCTGAACCAGAACCGGTTCATTGGTCTTCTCAGCTTCGACTCCTCCCAGATCCTCGAACTTCTCTGGGAATACCTCTAGCAACCGAGCCGGCCCTTCAAAGACCTGACCCGCCGTCCATTCCTTCCCACTCTCGTCGTAGTGAGAGCCCACCTTGACTTTGAGTTTACGATTCATGGTTCGGTTCTGTTGGGAAGGAGGGTCCTACTGCCTGGCAGGACCCTCCCAAAAGACCGTACTGTTTACCTCACGATTAGACAGATCCGTGAACGATACCGGTGTTCCCGTTCGCGTCGGCGCGAAGCTGAGGCACTAGAATTGCCATCACCTTAAAGTGCACCTGCATCCCGCCCATCGTCTCCCACTGAACAGTGGTGATATCCATGCCGACCACCATCCGGACAACATCGGAAGTCATCTGGACCAGGAACAGATCCCAGGTATCACCCAGGAAGTCAGCCGTCCGAACGTCCTGAATCCCGTTGATCGCCTGAAGACGCTGGCGTAGGGTGTTGTCCCCCTTGTTGGGACTGTAGTCATCGTCCAGGTATTCATCCCACCTGGGTGAATTGTAGAGAACCCAAGGCCCGTAGTGGAATTTGTTAATGGACTTCTGGCGCATGGCCAGGACTTCCCTTACCAGCGTCGCCGGCGTCCAGCCCCCGGCCGTAGGGGCCGTGATGGTCTGGGTGATGCGATTGGGGAAGTTCTTGAACCCGTAGATGGTCCCGCCCCCGTAGGTGAACGAGCTGGCGGTGCCCAACACGAGTTTCTCCGCCTCCTCCGCCACCCGACGAGCAGCAAGCTCAGCCATAGTGGTGTCGATCGAAGCACCCAGGTTCCGAGAAGTGGCGATCTGCCGGGCCGAGAAGTAGAAGTCCTTGTGGATCACCGGCAACGGCAAGTTGACGATGTCGTACCTCGGACGATCCGCCTCTCCCAGCACCGCCGGATCCATGGAGATCCGAGCACCGGTGATATCGCCAACAGTCTCCGTCTGGAGGACCGTCTTACCGAGCCCGTTCGGAATGTTGAATTCCAAACCAGCACTCCGCAGATCCGCCACGACACGAAGGCGTTCTTTGGCCGCTGTGACAACCGCAGTGTCCAAGAGCTGCCATTCGTCCTTCCGGAGCGTGGCGTTAGCCACCGGAGCCGGAACAGCCACCGGTTTACCTCCTTGGTTGGCGGTCAGGTAGTGGCGCCCGTCGGTACCAATCCAAGGCCGCAAGGCACTAGGGTCGAAATTGTGGGCCATCAACGCTGCCGCCACCGACCCGTAAGATTGTCCATTCAAGATGTAGTCACTCATCGTTCTCCTCCTTTTCTTTTACAGAACCCGAACCCGGATTCGTCCAGGTGATCCCGAACTTGTCAGGTCCAGCGCCTCCAATGCTACCGCCAGACGGACATCCGTGCCCGAAGCCACCCTCAGGTTCCCACTGCCGCCGGCAGCGAGGAACGAACCGATCGATGCGTTCTGCCCGGGAGCCAGGAAGGCATACACCACATCACCGGGAGCGGCCAGAACGTAGGTGATCCGGCTTCCCATACTGTATTGGTCTTCAATCCCTTTGCCTTGCAAGGCATCTTCCACTGCGAACGCTCTCTCAGCCTGTCCTCCAGCCGTCGTGTGAAGACCGATCTGCCCTGAAGAGTGCAGAGCAACTAGATGACCGGGCATGATATCATTTCTTGCGGTTCCTTCCTCAATCCGGCCGTATCCGGCGAGATGAATTCGTTTAGGAGTCATAGGATTCCCTCCTCAATCAGTTCTTCTTGAAGTCCAGTCGAGGCACCACGAGCGGTTCCTCTTCCTTCTTCGATTGGTTCACCGGCGCTTGACCCCGGTAATCCGGTTCCGGAGCCGCCAATTGCGCCAGACGCTCCAACTCATCCAGATCCTTAGCCTTGAGCTCTTCCTCAGTGAAAGGATTCCGCTTGTTGGCTAGGATCGTCTTGATGGTTTCCTGCTTCTTGGCCTGATAAGCCTTGAAGCCGTTAGCCAGGACCTCCCGCATCCCTTCCGGTGCGGCAGCGATGTATTCCTCCACCGAAGCCGGCGGTTTGGGAGGTTCCGGTGTTCGGGAAGGAGCTAGAGAATCGCGGATCTTTTGGATCACGCTCTCCTCCAGGGCCATCAATTGCTCGCGGTCCTCCTCCTTCCATACCGAGTTGGCCGCGAGGATCTCTGCGATCAGTTTCTCCTTCATGCTGTTCCTTTCTTCTTCCGAGTTCTCACTCGGTAGATCCATCCCTTCTTGCTTGTAGAGTGCCTTCAGTTTCCGGATTGCCTCTTCCTTCTTGGGTCCCTCGTATTTGTTCCCGCGGAACCCCTTATGAAGAGCAGCCCAGGCAGCTCCCATCAGACGGTGGTCTAGATTCCCGTTTACATCTCTGACACGCAAGTGCCAGGTGGAAGGTTTCTCGGGGTCTTCCACCACGAGGTAGTGGGAAGCCGGGTGCTCGCCGTCCGCCTCCTTCTTCATGACGGCGAGCACCCGATACGTCACCTCCTTCTTGACCTCGACGGTTTCGTTCCCGAACGTCACCTTCCCATCCTCACTGATAGTATAGCTGACCTGAAAGAGACGATCCCCCACCCCGTAGATGACTCGATCCTCAAACAAGTCGACCATCCAAGCGTCGTTCCCGAACTTCTCGCGAATGGCCTGCGCCACCGCATCGAAACGCTGGCTCAATGAAGTCTCCAAAGACGCCAACATAACCGTGCACCTTTCGTTGAGTTTAACTTCCTGCCGTTTACTCTGTTGATTCCAAACGAATCCTTCCCGTTGAAATCGGAACTCCTCAGCATCCTCTTGGAGTCGATCCCAATGGAATCCTACCTGACGTCCCCACCGCTGGGCTTCTTCTCGGTTCTGGACATCTTCGCCTTTCTTCAGCTTCACCTCGACTACAGCCGCATTCCGGATGAATCCTGCCCCATCTGCCACACTACAAGCCCCTACCCCATCTGGAAGCAGAGCCAAATGATCAGGACGCAAATTCCGAGCGATCGACTGGTAGCTCTCCCCGTTCCAAGTTCCACTGATCGGTTCCTCCTCCAAAAACAAACCCGTACTCAACTCCATCACCTTCTGATTGACGATCGCCTCGATGATCCGAGCATCGACCTGTTTCGCCTTGATCGGATCGATCCAAGCTTCTGCCTTCAGCTTCCCCTCCTCCCACCTCGTATTCAGAATGACCCCCACCTTCCTGGCATTCAAAATGACCGGCTCACAGGCACTGACTGGCACTCCATTCCAGACCGGATGATCTACCACGATCGGTTTATGATTCCACACGGCTGGCACCTTGGCCAATTCACTTGCCGGATAGTAGATAGGACCTAATGATCCATTGTGCACCCCCTCCACCAACATCACCATTGGCACCACCCAATGCTCCCTCCCATCCAGGATCTCTTTCCGAACCTGGACTGCCTTCGTCTGATTGGTCGTCCGGACGAACCGTTCCATACACCCTAAAGCAAACACACCTCTCCTCCTCATGCAACCCTTTTTCTTTGGATCCAGTCTGATCTCCACTTTTCCTGATCGAGACAAAAACTCCTCCATACCGATTGAAACTTTTCCTGATCGAGACAAAAACTGAAATGGACAACCGATTCGAAAAAACTGAGAGAAATTT